GCCGAGAGGTTCTGCTGTTGCGTCGCCTGGTAGCAGGGCGGCGCCCGCCCGGCGGCGGAACCGCCGTGTAGATCGCCGGTGGGGTGGTAATAGCCCGCACCCGGCAATGAGGCGTGACCCCGTGTCCCCTGGACCGCTTAGCTGATTCCTGAAAAGCGCGTTGGCTTTGAGTGGGTATGGACGTTTCACGTAGGAGGAGGGTTCCGAAGATCCCTTCGTGAAATAGTCTTTCGTCTCATCCGTATCTGTTTTTCCAGGGCCATGGCTTCTGGTCAAAGTTTCTCAGCGCGGGCCGCCAGTCCCTTAACTGGCACTCTCGCTGACCCCCTAGGTGGGGTCATAACCGGTGCAGACGTATACCGTCGGTACCGGGCAGGGGTCTACATGCTAGTCCCCGATCACGGGTCGCCCACAGCAAAAGGGCGGTCCATCTTCTATGAGGTGGGGCGGCGCTATTCACGTGCTCGAGACGTGTTCGCGCCCCACCCAGCTACTGCAGTGCCGATCGACTGTTCGGTCGATATCAATCCGTCGGAGGCTGCCAGTTTCGAGGGGCTCGCACGCCGGTACTCAAATTTCAGTCCCCAGTGGGTGAAAATGGACCTGACCGCGATGGTGGAGCGGTTGGCCAAGGGGGTCGCAGCGTATTCAGTGTACGGTGGCATCGATACCGGCACCCTACGGGGCGGTAACCCGGTCCGCGTCACGGCGCTAGGCACGCTCGACAGTCCGCAGACTGCATCTATAAACAGCGTCTTCATACCACGCACGGTCGATACCGTCGGTAACGACCACGTGTTCGCTGTGCTCGTGTCCGCGGCCAACGGCGAAGGGGCCGCCGTGACTACCGACGTCGTACGATTGGACGCTAACACCAACCAACCGATCATACCCGCGGTGGCCGGTGCAGCGTTCGCTACAGCCTGTGTCGAAGCCTTGCGCGTCCTGGGCGCGAATATGGAGGCGTCAGGTGCAGGCGACCTGTTCGCGTACGCCGTGACCCGCGGCATCCACGCGGTCGTGTCGGTCGTCGCACACACAGATGAGGGGGGCTTCATGCGCAACCTACTGCGCGCAGACAGGTTCAGGGTCCCGTACGGCGGGATAAACCAGGCACTCCGGTACTACCCAGCGTTACCGGCGCTAGCGTCAACTGCGGCGAGCTCGATCGCCGCTTGGGTTGACGCAATCGCGCTCAAGACTGCGGCTGCTGTCGGACACTGCGACCCATTGGTCCCGGGGGAAGGTGGGTGGTACCCGTCCGTTTTCACTGCGAAGGACGGTGCGCTCTCTATCCCGGGTTCAGAGGGTGAGGAGGCTACTGACGCGGACGCGCGGGCTATTGGGCGGCAGATTGCCGCTGATTTGGGGCGGTTCGCACCCCTATACATGAGGGCCCTATTGATAATCTTCGGGCTGTCGACGTACTCGGCGGTCTCTGAGAGTCACTTCTGCACTGCCGGTGCGCGGGCACTCGAACAGGAGGGTGAAGCGGTAGACCGGCACTTGCGTCACAAAACTGTCGCGCCGTACTTCTGGGTCGAACCTACGTCACTGCTGGAGAAGAACGCCTTCGGTACGCTCGCTGAAAGTGAGGGCTACGGAGCGAAGGTGACCCCCGGCGAGGACGAGGCGTATCCATGTTTCGAGGGGTACCGTGCGGCGGAGGTGGGGCGGTCGGCCACTTTCGCAACCATCGTCTTCAAGATGAGGACCGCTCGGACGTCCGCATTGGTGTGCGCCCACGCTGGTTCCCCGGCCGCACTGGCGGACATGAGGCTGTATCAGTTCGATACGAGCTCAGTTGCCTTACCCGGTGACCAGGGGCCCACGGCGGGGACCGTCGCGGACAAGCACGCAGCGGCGGACCCGTTGTCCTCCTACCTGTGGGTGCGCGGGCAGAGTTGTTTCCCTGCGCCAGCCGAGTTCGTCAACATCCAGGGGGTGTATGGGGCTAAAGTCAAACTGATGACCTGGGACGACGATTTCGCGGCGGAGATGAGCGACCTGCCCAACGAGAAAGAGATGGGTACGGAGCTGGTACACTTCAGGGTATCCGTACCAGCCGGACTCGAGATGGGTGCCTCGAACTACGAGGACCGCGGTGCTCGCCGAGCCCGCTCGAGAGCGGCAATGGCGCTGGCTCAGGCCGTGGTGCGCTCCCGCGCGACAGGGCTAGCGGTATCGCCGGTTATGGAGGTGAGTGACGTACCTCCACTACTGGACGTGCCTCCGCTGCGCGAAATGCGCGATACTGAACCGTCGGGGCCCGGTGTGGATCCCGGCGTGACCACAGTCCGTGCCGTGGCTAGCGGGTTCGACGCTGGGCGTACCGCACGCGGGGCGCCTGTGCCTCCGACTGCGCTGCACGAACCGCAGCGTGCGCCGCGTTTGCCACCGCAGGGTGGTCCCGGCGGCGGCGGGGGCGGTGCCGGACCCGGTCCTGCTGGACCACCCGGAGGGGGGAGCACTCCGCCGGGGCCGCCGGGGGGCGGCACGCCTCCCCCGCCGGTGAACCCCGACCCCCTCCCTGCCTCCTCACAACTGACTGACATAACCGGAGCCGCTGACGCGACAGCGGCCCCGGCGCAATGAGTGAGGCCAGAGTGTCCGAGCGGGTCGCCGCGACAGGCCCGGTCGGAGAATTCTTGTCGCGCCTCCTGGATCCCGATTGGGCATCCAGGGTATCTCGGCTGCCATACAGCGAACAGATATCAGCTGTATATCAGCCCACTTACGGGGGTAAACGCGTCAGCGAGCTGGCTCGCGGCGCTGCGGCGTTTTTGGTTCCTGATTTTCCTGTGCAAGTCTACATTTCGGAGGGTTCGTTACGTATTTTGCTTTATGAGGTGTTAGGGATGACGTTGGATGCTCGGCGCTCGCGGCCTTCGACGGCCAGCGCGGCTGCGTGGGGGACGAGTGTGAAGAAGACAGTTGAGTTTTTCCCGTTGAAGAGGCACCCGGCAGCCCAGAATAAGGTCAACGTCTACTTGAACGAGGTGTTGTCCGACTTGCGCGAGATCGACCCTATGGGCTACCTGGCTGCGACGGCTGCTTTGCTTAGCCGTCGCGGTAAGCTGTCAAACGATCAGGCTAGTGCCGTTGTGCTCTACGGGTACGGACTGGCGAGCTGCGGGCTGAGTGACAGCTTTGAAGTCGCTGCTAGGTTGGCTGAGGACCCCGAACTGTGCAAGAATCTGACCACCTTCATCAAGGCTGTCGGGGCCAACGGGTCAGCGCTGGGCGCTGCTCTCGTGGAGGCTAACGCGTTGCAGGGTCGCGGGGTGGGCATCCTAGATTTGGAGCAGGAGGCCCGATATCGGACAACAGACGCGTGTTTGGGCAAGGTGGTGCATTTCGACGACGACCTTCTACGGGCCGAGTGTCGACGGTTGTTGGAGACTGAGATCGCACACGGCCCCGACGGTACTCGCATCGACTTTCCGTCGCTAGCCGACCATTGGGACCGGCGTTGGGAATGGGCTGTCAACGGCGCCCACTCCGGCCACGTCTCACGACTCTACCCACGCTTTCCTAAGCCGCCGGGCATGTTGCGCGAACACCGTCGGGCGTGGTTGGAGGCGGTGGAGGAGGACCCGCGGCCCACGTGGGACGGCCACACCTTCGTTTCCGCATCCCCGAAACTCGAGTGCGGGAAGACACGTGCAATTTTCGCATGTGACACCGTCAACTACTTAAGCTTTGAGCACTTGATGGGGCCGGTCGAGCGGAGGTGGCGTAATCGGCGCGTGGTTCTGGATCCGGGTAAGGGGGGCCACGTAGGGATGGTTTTCCGCACGCAAGCAGCTAAAGCCCGGGCCGGGGTTAGCATGATGCTGGATTACGACGATTTCAACTCCCAGCACTCGACTCGGAGTATGCAGATACTCATCGAGGAGCTCGTCGCAGTGACCGGCTATCCCCAGGAGCTCGGGCGGCGTCTGGTTGAATCATTCGACAAGAGTGACATCTGGCTCGGAAATAAGTTCATTGGGCGCGCGAGAGGGACTCTGATGAGCGGGCACAGGTGCACGACGTTCATCAACACCTGTCTGAATTACGTCTACCTCCGTCTTGTTCTGGGGAGCGAGGTGATGGATGACGTGCCTTCGGTGCACGTGGGTGATGATGTGTATTTGGGTGCCCGCACCTATCGGCAGGCCGGAGACATATGTGAACGGCTGCGGGCGTCTGCGCTGCGTATGAATCCAGTCAAGCAATCGGTGGGGCACGTCTCGACCGAGTTCCTACGTTGCTGTGCCTCAGGGCGAAGTGCCCGCGGCTATTTCGCTCGGGCCGTGGGGAGCGTGGTGGCGGGCAATTGGGTTAGCGACCTGACCCTATCGCCCTCCGAGGCACTGGCGTCGATCGTCGGCGCTGCCCGAACTTTGTCTAACAGGTCGCAATCCGCACGCTTGCCTCTGCTCCTCTTCAGCTCGGTCGTACGTATGACCGCGTTGCCTAAGGAGGACCACAAGAAGTTGCGTGAACTACTAACTGGCGTCACGGCGCTAGACAACGGCCCCCAATTCCACCCGGGGGGCTACTACCGTAGTGTACCTGCCCTCGTTCGAGTGGCAGTCACTGACCGTCACGGCTACGCCCCTTTACCCGGGGCTGCGTCGCGGGCCTTTCTCACCCGGGCCGCGGCGCCGTTGGAGATTGATGTCTTGACTCAGGCCGGGGTCACGGTCGTGGAGGCGATGGAGGAGGCAAGCTTCCGTAAGAGCTTGCCTGCTCGCTACTCCCGATACGAGACAGTACGACTGGGCCCACTTCAACTTACGACGGCGATCGGCTCGGCGTCAATAGCTGACTTGGTCAATACACCGCCACAGCGGGGGGTGCTCTCGCGCTTCCCACTATTGACCTTAGCCCGTAAGCGTCTCCCAGAACACCTGGTGCGATGGGCAGTCAAGCAGGTCGGAGGGAATCCTCTAGCGGCCGACCTGGAGTACGAAGCATGGGGAGAGTTCAAGCATGGCTGTATCGTCGGTGCGCCTATGTCGTACACAGACGCCGCCATGTTCGGGCACCGAACATTGTGTTCGGTGCTGACTTCACCCGTCAGTGTCTACATGTAAGTAGGCTGGGCTGGCAGGA